TATATCGGAAGAAAGTATTTCTATCAGAAACGAAAACCTAAAGGAGGCAAGCGACGCATTACGTCAGAGTCTGACTGGAAGCGGTATTACGGAAGCTCTGACGAACTTAAACGAGACGTTAAACAAATTGGTAAAGATAAATTTAAAAGAGAAATAATATCCCTCCACAAAACTCTTGGAAAAGTAAATTACGAAGAGACAAAACAACTATTTTTACATAATGTATTGATGGAGGCACTTGACAATGGGGAACCCGCATATTATAATAGTAACATATTAGGACGTTACATGCGTAAAGATTATGGCAACTTTGAAAGATTCAATAAGTGATACATATGATTGGTCTATACTTAGAATTTCTGAGTTATGTAATCAGGGTGACTATAAAGATGTTATAAATGGAAATGCAATAAGAGAAGAATTTCATGAATGGTTATATGATAGTCATGAAGATCAAGAAGTGATATCTTTAGAATATATTGGTGAAGGGAGTAAATTTGATGAATGATAAAGAACTTAAATTGAGAAAAGAAACATTAAATATTTTACTTAAAAATTTTGATGATAACCGTGCAATTTATGAATGTGCAGATGAGTGGGTAAGTAAGTTTAAAACTACTTCTGGACTTATCAAATACTATAAAACTTATTTTGATAAATAAGAGTGCATTGTAGATTGAAAAATGGTAGATAAAAAACCAGAAGAGAAACCAAAGTCTGAGGAAAAACCAAAAGGTATTCTTGGAAAATTGAAAGAGAGCATAGATGATCGTGAAGAGCAGATGATGATTCTTTCTACTTTCGTGAGACTAGGAATTTTAATTTGGTCTGGTGCAATCTTGACATTAGCATATGTTGAGTTACCAGAAGCTCTTAAAATACCAAAACAAGATCTTGATCCAACTTTCATAGCTTCGGTCTTTACTGGGGTTCTAGCTACATTCGGTGTCCAGACCTCGAAGAAAGGTAGTGTTAGTGGTGGTGGCGGTGTAAGTAAGGGTGATATGGAGAAATTAATCGCAGCAGCATCACAAACTGCTCCTGCTCAAACAATTAGAATTGAGCAAGCACCAGTACAAATTGTTCCAAATTCTGCTCCACCTAAAAAATAAGGAGGTTTTATTATGAAAAAGTGGTTTGCCCTTGGATTGGGTGGACTTATAGGTCTATCCCATGTAGGGTTAATTGGTATGGTGAGTCGTAAACAGAATGTACCTCTCATCAATCCACCTGTTGGTCCGTATACATCTTACGTTATTTCTGCTGATAAGGAAGGATATAAAATAAGTTACATAGCAAATGATCCTAAGAAGTTGTTCATAACTAAGGATATCAAGGAGAAAGCAGGATTCTTAGGTTTAGCAAATAATACCACTCAAATAACAGAGGAGTATGTAATGGATAGTGCTACTGGTCAAGGAGGTCCAGTTTCCAATCATCGTTCATGGTTAGATCAACCACCAGGTTTAACACATGAACAGGCATTAAAAATTAATGATGCCCGAAAAAGTGAAGCCTGTATTAAAGCAATTGGATCAGCAGAGGGTACAGGCAGAATTGTTGGGACAAGTGTTGGTGCTAGTGCTGCTCCTGCTCTTGCCAATATTCCCTATATTGGTTGGGTTGCATCTGGTTGGGTAGCAATGTTTGGTGGAAACCAAGGTGCTGAGATTGGTGGTAATATGGCCGAAGGTCTGAATAAAAACTGTTAATTTATTAAATTATGCCTTATACAAAAAAGAAGAGAAGTGTTTTCTGGCACATTGAAAAAATATTAGATGATGTTGCAATGTGGCACAAAAAAATTATTCGAAAAGTTAGAAAGTGGTTGAATCTAACTGATTATAAATTACTCTGGTTATCTTTTGGTGAGGGAGTATTGCTTGGGTTTATTATTGCTATAATCATCTAGGTGTGGAAGTCCACACATAAATGCGTATTTTTACCTACTCTGTTATAATAAATATTATTGTACTGGAGTTGAAACTATCATGTCCCACTACACACTCGGTTGGCACGACCAAGCAAATAAACATTACGAAATTGGTGAATATGCGGACGACGCATTTGAAGCAGCAAGAAACGCAAGAGAGGATGTACCGTATCTACAGGTACATCCTTTTTCTTTAGATTCTATTAAGAAGGAGGAATAATGAAAGATTTGCCAATTAAATCAGCAACAATAATTTTTGGAACGATTACTATCGCAGTTCTCTTTTCAATAAATTATGCTTACGTTGTATGAATACAATACCTAAGTGGTTCTATTATACTGTAATTAGTATGGGAACTATGGTATTTGTTGCATTTGGTCTCATTTTTTTAGGTTCTCTTTAGATTTCATAATAAATATTAAAAAATACTTAAATAAAAATGAAACCTAACATTGGTCTAATGTCATATGTTCCAAATGCTTTGTTTTATTTTATTTTTGGAGCATGGATAGCAAGCATTATTGTTGTTTTAATAACAATAATTATGTCAAATTTTTGATCATATAAATTATATTAATACGACAAATTAGAATATGTTATCTACCCAATATCGTCTTCGGTTGGAAGGCATCTGCAAATCTATTGCAGCAGGATCTGAAGTATGTATAGAGGATATGATATGGGCACAGAAGTTGGCAAAAGCAAATACAAGTGCAAGAGGTATGTTAAATACTGCTAGAAGAATGAGCACTAACCCGAACGATTCTTTTTTGAATAACTTGAATATCGGAGACCCTGATTCAAGTCGTCACATTAGGGGTTTCCAAAATCCAGAGGATGTGGTAGACTGGTTTCATGAAGAACGTTCAGATGATTGGAGGCAACGAGATTAATGTGGCAATTTTTTCAATGGGCATGGAACTTAGATTGGGGTGAGGGTTTTGCTTTACTCGCAGTTCTATTTGTATTTTGGTATGGTAAGAAATGGATAGACCAAAAGTTCGGCACAGATTCTTTTAGTAAGAGACAGAAAAGAGAACTTAAACAGATTGTCAAAGAAGCAATAAAAGAAACTCACTAAGATGATTATTCACGCTGTGTTGTATTTAAGTATATTCATACTAATAATATTAGCGTTTGGTTTTTTTGATCCATGATAAAACAGATCCTAAGTTACGTTAAAGAAATTAAAGATTCTGCAAAATATCTTTTGCAGGGTTTTTCTGTAACTTTATCTCATATGGGCAGAAGACCTGTCACCGTGCAATATCCTTATGAGAAACTAATACCATCTGAAAGGTATCGTGGTCGCATACATTATGAGTTTGATAAGTGTATTGCTTGTGAGGTATGTGTCAGAGTTTGCCCAATTAATCTACCTGTGGTAGACTGGGTGATGAATAAAGAAACGAAGAAAAAAGAACTTCGTAATTATTCTATTGATTTCGGTGCATGTATATTCTGCGGTAATTGTGTAGAATATTGTCCGACAAATTGTTTATCTATGACAGAAGAATATGAACTTGCTACATTTGACAGACATCAACTCAACTATGATAATGTCGC